AATGGATTAACATTAGAAAACTTTACTTTCATCTACGAATTAACCCATAGTGGTGCAATACTTACATGGGCATCCCTACGTACAGATGATAATGCTACTCCTTATTTCCTTCGTCTAATAGAAGATAGAGATTTGTGGATATTTGATTACCCAGATACTAAGGCTTTCTGTAGAGCATTATATAATAGGCTATCTGAATGGAGTAAGTTTGAAGAGTTACTATATATAGATGCAGTTAAGGCTATAGTGGAAGAAGGACTAATGCTTCTTAAAGAAGATACTGATACCATTGGGCATATCATTGCAACTACTATGGAAGTATCTACCTTTCAAGGATTCAAATGCGTTAAGATAAACTGCCCTCCTAAGTTTACTTCTGAAGCTTGCCATTACTTACTAGATACAGCCAGTAGTATGATGGATACTCACTTAGCAGTAGCCTTCTATATCAGAGGAGATACTGTAAACATATCCCTTAGAAGTACTAAGGAAGGTGATATAAACTGTGCGGATATAGCTGCTAAACTAGGAGGCGGAGGACATAGGAATGCCGCAGGTTGCAAGCTATCTATTCAACAATTATTACAAGAGGCAGTTACATCATGAGATTAGATTCCGTAGCTAAGGCTAAACAAACTATAGTACAGGAGAACCATAGTATATTACTCTATGGACCCCCTAAGTCTGGTAAGACTCAACTGGTAGGTACTGCTGCTAAGATACCAGCAATAGAACGTATATGGTGGTTTGATGGGGAGAATGGTTCTAGTACTCTAACACGTCAAGGATTAACAGATGAAGAACTCAAGAAGATTATCTTGTTTAAAATACCAGATACTAGAGAAGAGCCACGCTTTATTGAAACAGTATTGAAGGCTTTGACTTCTAAGAATCAGAGTAGGATATGTGATGTACATGGCAGAATCAATTGCCCCGACTGCGCTAAGATTCCTACTGCTACCTATGAAAACTTCCTACTGTCTGAGTGTACTCATAAGGACTTAGTAGTGATAGACAGTGGCAGTGCTTTAGGTACTAGTGCATTAAATGCTGCTTGCATGGGTAAAGATGTATCATACAAACCATTGTTAGATGACTATGGCTATGTTAGTAAACTACTTAGTGATGCTTGCCTTGTCATACAACAGTGTAAGAATACTAACTTCGTAGTTATTACTCATGAGTTATTACATGAGGGTGAAGATAAAGTAGAACGTATCTATCCATTATTTGGTAGTAAACAGTTCTCGATTAATTGTGGCAAATTTTTTGGTACTGTGGTATACTGCTTTACTAAGCTAGGTAAACATTCAGCAGCTAGTAGCTCAACGTATAAGCCTAATCTTATTACTGGCAGTAGATTACAAGTAGCACTAGAGAAAGAGCAAGCCCCTAGTATGACAGACATACTTGTCAAAGGGGGAGTGTTATAGATTAGCAGGGTATAGGCAACTGCTATTGGAGTAATCATTGCCTAATGTAATATACTATAAGGAGTTATCATGGCTGAAGATAAAGATGTAGTAGAAGAAACAGTAACAGAAGAACCAATGGTAGAACAAGGCGAGTTTGACTCTACTGATTTAGATGAAGATGAATTATACGATGAGGCTAATGCTCAAGTAGATGACACTTCAGAAGAAGACGAAGAGTAGTAGTATAGGTAGTGGATTACATTGTAACATTCTTAAATCAATATACTTTATAAAGGAAATATCATGACCGAAGATACAATCTTAGACATAGACAAACTAATGGACGAAAACTTAGACTCAGTAGAAGACGTGCCCGATTATAACACGCCACCTAATGGTAACTATACCCTTGCAGTAGCAGACGCAACTCTAACTGCTTCTAAGAAGGAAGGTAAACCAGGACAGTTCAGCATTACTCTACAAGTTAAAGAAACTAAAGAGCTTGCTAATGCTTCTGAATTACCAGTAGCTGACGAAACTCTATTTAGTATTCGTTACCAAGCTACAGAACAAGGCGTTAAGTATTTCAAGAAAGCTGCTAAAGATATTCTAAATGTTTCTAGCTTAGAAGGTGTATCAGTGCGTGACATCTTAGCCTCATTGAAAGATGCCCCAGCCTTTACAGCAGTGGTTACTACTACAGTTACTACTGATGGTGAAGGCGATAGTAAAAAGACTTACACTAATACACGTGTTCGTCCAGTACAAGTTAAATAGTACTAAAGAATTAGCCTAGTATATCTAGTGCTTAATCCCCGATACATCTGTCTACCCTGACTAGATAGGTGTAAAAGGGATTAGGTATTATAAGTATAATAACAGGAGTAACAATGCGAGTATTAATTAATTATGATAACTCAGAGTCTAGGTATCTTCCTGCCTTAGCCTATGTTCTAAAGAGTTTAGGATATAAAGCAGTATCCACTACTGAAACATTATCTCCTGCACAGATAGTACACAAAGCTCAAGTTAGTAAAAGTGATGCAGTTATTATCTGTAATGAAAAGACTCTAAGGAATCTTACCCCTCACCCTAAAGCTACACTAGATAATTATAGAGGCTCATTGCTTACTATGAGTATTCCTTGTGTTGTCATTAACCAGCTTCATCAAATCTATTCTGTTCCTTATGGCAAGTTCTTATTAGAGAAAGACTTAGCTAAAGTAGTAGGTATTAAAGAACGTAAAGATACTGGCAGAGAAGTTAGCGTATTTAAATATACCTTACTAGATAGACAAAATGAATACTCTACTATCCTAGAGAGAATGAAAGATGCTATTCTTATAGCCTACGATATAGAAACTAAAACCTTCTTAGAGAATCTAGAAACCTTACAAGCAGGAGAAACTCTAATCACTTGTGCCTCTTGGTCATGCTTATATTCTAATGGGCAAATAGAAACATATGTACTTCCTCTTATAGACTTTGGTGTAAACCATTGGACTACTGCTAAACAATATGAACTAGCAATCTTATTCTTAAGAGCTGCTAATGCTTTACCCATTCCCACAGTTATGCACAATGGATTATATGATTGCACTCATAGTATTGTTTACAATGCTTATCCTGCTAACTACTGTTTAGATACAATGGTCATGGCACATAGCCAGTATGCAGAACTTCCTAAGTCATTAGACTTTGTAGCTTCTATCCACCTAGATGATTACTGCCAATGGAAAGATGACTCTGAGATAGCATCTAAGGATAAAGATATTAGAAAGTACTGGGGATATAATGGTAAGGATACATGGTATACTCTACGTATTTGCATGAGTCAACTAAGGACTATGCCTAAGTATGCTAAGGGTAACTTTGCTGAAAGCTTTAAGCTAGTATTCCCTTCTTTGTATTGTGCCTTCGAAGGATTTAAAGTAGATACTGAAGAACAAGATAAGCTAAGAGATAAAGCTCAGAAGGAAATAGATAAACACAAAGAGTTACTACAAACCTACGTAGCCAATAAGGACTTTAATCCTGGCAGTTGGCAACAAGTACAGAAGTATATCTATAAAGTATTCGGAGCAGTACATCCTAAAGTAGGCAAGAGTGCTAGCGGTACTGATGAAAAGAATCTAACAGAAGTAGCAGAGCAGCACCCATTACTAGCCTTATTAGTATTCTCTATCTTAGAGTACAGGGGTAATGTAAAAGCTAGGAGTAATTACTTTTCCTTTCTATTAAAGAAGGATAGATTACTATGGGCATTGAATCCGTGGGGTGCTGAAACTGGTAGAATGAGTTGCTTAAGTAGTAACTTCTGGTGCGGGACTCAAGTACAGAATATCCCTGCTTATGCTAAGAGTCAGTTAGTTGCTGATAAAGGCTTCACTATATTAGAAGCGGATAACAAACAATCAGAAGGTAGATGTACTGCCTACTTATCACAAGACCTTAGTTTAATTAAAGCTATTGAAGATGAAGTATACGATTTCTATAAGACACTAGGTACTTTGTTTTTCAATATACCTTATGCTCAAGTTACTACGTTCTTTAGAAACAAAGTATTAAAGAAGATTGTTCATGGTACTAATTACATGATGGGCGCTAAGACATTCAAGGAGAACATAGGTGCTAAGATACTACATGAAACTGCATCTATACTAGGATATAGATTAGTTCCTAAACCTTCTACTAAGAGTACTACTGATAAGACTATCTTAGGATTCAGTAAAGAGTTACTAGAGAAATACCATGTACCATTCCCTAGAGTTAGGAAGTGGTATGATGAAGTTAAGATAGAAGTTAAGACTACTAGAATGTTAGTTAGTCCACTAGGTTATGTGAGATACTTCTTTGGTGATATAGAAAAAGACCATAACATGCTTCGTAGTGCAGTAGCCCATGCTCCTCAGAACCTATCAGTATCTATTCTGAATAAAAGTTTTTGGCGCATTTATAAGACTATGGTAGTACAACCTCAAGAGCCACTGAAGCTAGGTGACTTTAGATTGAAAGCACAGATACATGACTCTAACTTAGCACAGTATCGTACAGGCTTAGATGATATAGTTAAAGAACGTATAGCAGAATGTATGGATAACCCCATAGTAGTACATAATAGAACCCTACGTATACCAATTGATATTAAGACTGGTACTAATTGGGCAGCTTGCAAAGACTAATAGGATTATAACAATGACTGATTTCTTCGATACCTACTTTGAGTACGCTGGGATAGACCATAGTGAAGCCCCTGTCATATTCCACAGATGGGCAGCTATTAGTATGCTAGGTGCTTTATTAGGTAGACAATGCTTTATACCTTTTGGGCACTCTGTAATATATCCTAATCAGTATATTATGATAATGGGTAGTCCAGGTACTAGGAAGTCTTCTGCTATTAACATAGCTACTAAGTTACTACGCAGTACTGGTTACACTAGATTCAGTAGTGATAAGACTTCTAAAGAAAGATTCCTAATGGATATGGTACAGATAGATGAAGCCTTATCAATAGAACAACTGATGGATATGGATATAGAAACTCCTGCTGAAACTTATATTGCTATAGGAGAATTCACTGACTTCATAGGACAGAACAATATGGAGTTCGTTACCATGCTTACTAACTTATGGGATTGCCCTGCTAAATATAAGAACCCTAAGATACATGGTAAGAGCGTAGAAGTATACCAACCTACTGTTAATATTTTAGGGGGTAATACAGCACAAGGATTCTCATTAGCCTTTCCTCCAGAAGCAATGGGCAATGGCTTTATTAGTAGACTCTTGTTTATCTATGGTGAACCTACAGGTAGAAAGATTACATTTCCCTCACCACCAGACCCATTGATAGAAGCTACTATTAGTTTGAAATTAAAAGAAATTAAAGAAAAAGTAGTAGGTTCATTTACCTTTACCTCAGAATCCTATACATTATTAGATAGGATTTACAGAGAGGATATAGGAATTGATGACCATAGATTCAAGCACTATGCTACTCGTAGATTTCCTCATTTGCTAAAGATGTGCGCCTTGATAGCAGCTACTAGAATATCAACTTTGATTATACCTGATGATATATTAAAAGCTAATACAATGCTAATAGCCGCTGAGAAGAAAATGCCTAAAGCATTAGGCGAATTTGGTAAGAGTAAGTATTCTGATACAGCTAATACACTACTAGATATATTACATGCTGCTAGAGAACCAGTAACTGCTAATGACTTATTTAAGAAAGTATCACAAGACCTTAATAAGATGACAGAGTTGCATGATATACTAAAGAGTCTTATGGATGCAGATAAGATACAAGTAGTAAACATAATGGGTAAGAGTGGATATGTCATTAAGGCTAAGCCTATAGTAGAATGGCATACTGATTTATACCTACAAGATTATTTAACCAACTATGAGAAAGTATGATATGGACAAACTAAATAAGAAAGTTAGTAGAGAAAGACAATCAGGAGAATTCAAACGCCCTGACCACTTTGACTTCAAGGATTCTAATGA